GTGATTTCAAAATTCATCTAACGAAGATCAATCAATCCAAAAACCAGTTCACAAGTGGGAAAATGATTTCAAACTTTGGACAATCGGTAGTTCTTATTGTCATTCAAGACAATACAAAGTTGATGAAAACACATTAAACTTTTTTAAAATGTATGTTGCTAGTGCTGACAATGTAATTAGAGAACATGAACAGATGTATAATTATGTTGAGGGCAAAATGAAAACTTTAAGATTAGGTTTAAAATCTTATAGATTTTTTGACCAAGCAAAAGCCCTTGCTGATAAAGTTGGTGTTGTTTTAAATGAAACAATGATGAACGAAAGTAGTTCTTTGGCATTGTCAATTTATAGTCCAGAAAATTTAGCAAGTCTTTTGGAAGATAAAAAGGTCATGACTAGAGATGAGAAGATTGCATTTGCAAGACAACAAATGCAAAATCAAGCAATAAATTAATATGTTCATTTTGGGCGTTTTAATTTGACAATTATGGGATAATCTTATAGGATTATCCCATAACACAGAAAGGCATAAATGACTAAAAACTTTTATATAACTTACTACTCAAACAAAGACAAAAAGCACATTACAAGACGTGGAAAGCATGATGATAAATCTAGATTTGGAACATCAAAAAAAGGTGTTGCATATTATGTTTATTATGACCTAGATGCTCATGGATATAGAACAGCATCTCAATCATGGAAAGTGAGGCACTAATGGATTACCAATGGTGCCATGGTCCTGCGTGTCATAGAAAACACACGCAGGATAGAATTAGAGGGGTTAAGGGCTCAAAGGTTTTGAGAACTAAAAAGATCGCTCTAAACGAATATAACAAAGATTCAATCTGGGGTGTGTTCTGCAGTCAAGGTTGTTACACCGAGTTCTTTTATAAATATTGGCAAGAGGTCATTGCAATCGCGCCAAGGTTAGAGGCTCTTGAAACACCGATTGAAGTGACCACAGAAACTAGAACAGATTGGCGAGGAAATAATTATCAACAAAAAGTAATAAATGATTTGACATCAAATCAAGGATAATATAGGAATAATAATTATGACGAAAGAAATAAACACAAAAGCATCTGAGTTTAAAATCATCGAAGACTCAAAAGATGAGCCTAATTTAAAAGAGGCTCAAAAGTTTGTAGGTGGTATGGTGCAAGGTATCGAGTTTCCTAATGGTGATTATATGATCATGAATGAAGAGGGAAAGTTGATGCAGTTACCATTGAACCCAGAGGCAACAGCATTGTGGCGTGCAACATTTACAAAAGATAAATATCTTTTTGGATATGATGACTTTGTTGTTGGTCCTGCAATCCTAATAAAAAAAGACGCTCTAAAAATCTGGGCGTCATAACCTTTATCCCTAGGCGCTAGCGCGCCTAGGGATCCTAACCAAATCCAAAAATCCAAAATAACTTTTGACCCTATCCCCCCTTTTATAAAAAGGGGTCCCACTACTACAGGTTGTATTGCATAATTTAGACATTCGTGTATACTGAAAACATTTTGGTACCATGGACTTGAATAAGGTAAATATAGAAAAATTACCTGCAGATGTTCGTAAGACCTTCAAGCAGATGCAACTCTTGCTTGCAGAAAAAAAGATACAGAATAAAGCGAAGAATGACTTCTTGTCTTTTGTCAAATGTGTGTGGCCTGATTTTGTAGAGGGGTCCCACCACAGACACATTGCAGATAAATTTAATAAATTGGCGTCGGGTGAAATAAACCGGTTGATCATTAACATGCCGCCTAGACATACAAAATCTGAATTTGCATCTTATCTTTTGCCAGCATGGATGGTGGGCCGTGATCCGAAGCTCAAGATTATACAAGCAACGCACACGGCAGAGTTAGCTATAAGATTTGGTCGTAAAGCAAAAAACCTAATCGATCGAGAAGATTACGGAAAAATTTTTCAAACAAGATTACAAGAAGATTCTAAAGCAGCAGGACGTTGGGAAACTGAACAAGGTGGTGAATACTTCGCTGCTGGTGTTGGGGGTGCGATCACGGGTCGTGGTGCGGATTTATTAATCATTGATGACCCGCACTCGGAACAAGATGCACTATCTCCTACAGCAATGGAGTCAGCCTACGAGTGGTATACATCAGGTCCGAGGCAGCGTTTACAACCAGGCGGCAAGATCGTTTTAGTCATGACTCGTTGGACAACAAAAGATTTAACAGGAATGTTGGTCAAGAACCAATCAGAACCTAAAGCTGATCAGTGGCACGTGGTCGAGTTTCCGGCAATCATGGACCACGGATCAAAGAACGCTGCTCCTGTGTGGCCGGAGTATTGGAAGTTAGATGAATTAGAAAAGGTTCAAGCAACACTGCCCACGGGCAAATGGAACGCGCAGTGGATGCAAAACCCAACAGCAGAAGAAGGTGCTATATTAAAACGTGAGTGGTGGAGGACATATACCGATGAAGACATACCACAACTACATCATGTTATACAATCTTACGATACAGCGTTTTTGAAAAAAGAAACTGCAGATTATTCTGCAATCACCACGTGGGGTATTTTTTATCCATCAGAAGACGAAGGGGCTAATTTAATTTTACTCGATGCGATTAAAGGCAGGTACGAGTTTCCAGAACTTAGACGTTTAGCACTAGAACAATATCAATATTGGAAGCCTGAAACGGTGATTGTTGAGGCAAAAGCATCGGGATTGCCTTTAACCTACGAGCTTCGAAAGATGGATATACCAGTCGTAAACTTCACACCGAGCAAGGGCAACGACAAGCACGCTCGTGTAAATTCGGTTGCACCTCTGTTTGAATCTGGTATGATATGGGCACCTGAGCAGAAATTTGCAGACGACGTCATTGAAGAGTGCGCTGCGTTTCCATACGGGGATCATGATGACTTGGTCGATTCAACAACACAAGCCATCATGCGATTCAGACAGGGCGGTCTGATCGGTCACCCTGAAGATTATATCGACGAAAAAGTCGAGCAACGTAAAAGGAATTATTATTAGTATGACTATAATTACAAAAGGCATGGGCAAAATCATGAAGTCTAAGATGAGAAAAGCTTTCGTCGACAAGCCAACTTTTCCAGGCCCAAATACCATAAATATTTTAAACAGAGAATTAAAGAAAAAACAAAAATTTAGAAGACCAGGATTTAGTGGGTCAGACATTGTCGAAAGCTCTGCAAGAATGCGTAAAGGCAAACCTGGTAAAAGTTTTATTGAAATAGATGCAAGAGTTAAAAGAGAAGCTTTAAGAGATTACTATAAAAGTTTGCCCCATAAAAGATACCCACCACCGAAAGGTAAAAAATAATGAAAGCAATTTTACAATGGGTATTACGAACAATGATGAAGGATCAAACCGGAGTTATGCGAACCTTACCTAGAAAAGATTTAGTTAATTTTAATGTGCAGATGACAGCAGAGAGATTGATGCGTAATGGTATTGATCCAAACTCACTAAAGAATGCAAATCAAGTAGAGAACGCTCTCAAAATGATAGATGATAGACCAAAAGTTCAAGAGGGAATTAAATCTACAGAATCAGCAAAAGTGTTTAATATTAAAGGCGAAGAGTTAGATCCTAACAAACCAATCGTAGGTGGCACACAATCAGGTAAAAAAATAGACACCGATGCTTTTATAAGAGATGCTGAAATTAAAACAAGATTAGAAAAACAAAACAAAGAAAGTGTTGCTAAAATTAGACAAAGAATGGTTAACGAGGCAATCGACAATGTATCACCAGGATTGTCCGGTGACAGAAAAGTTGATGCAGAACTTGTTGCAGAGGACTTAGCAGAACGAATGGGTAAAGTATATGATGACATGCCAATAAAAGAAAGGTTAAAACTTTACGAAGAAGCATATACAGGTTTATCAAAACAAAGATTTAAAAATATGAAAAAACCAAAAGATGCTGATGATCAAGAATCTAGTTACGACGATGGACCGGCGGACTTTGATCCAGATGCAGATAACGAAACATTTGCAACAGGTGGACGTGCAGGGTTTGCTAATGGCACAGGAGCACCAAGTATTAAATACGATTTTGATAGAAAACAAGGACCTATGGGACCTGAGTTTGAAACAAATAAAGTTGAAGATGCAATTAGAGAAATTATTAGAAGAAGAATACCAGTTGATTTTGCTAACATACCAGTAACTGATAGAGCAGGTATAATGCTTGGTTTTGATGATATAGGTATAGCTGGTGAAAAAGATTTACTTGGTGGTGAATTAAAATTTGGTGCTGGAAAAAATTTTGGCACAGGTGAAAAACAATTTGATATTGCTTTTAAAAAGAAATTCAACCAAGGCGGACGTGCAGGGTTTTTCTTGGGTAGTGGTAGTAAATTTCCAAAAGGTCTTGCAACATTGAGAGAGATAATAAATGCTGTTACTAGAAAAAGTGACGTAATTAAAAATCCTTCTGATATTTTAAAACTAAGTAATCCAAAAGCATTTAACAAAATGTTAGAAGATGCAAAAGGTAAAGCGCTTCCTAAAGAGGGTATTATGGCAACTGATAAAGTTAAAGATTATCAAACTGAAATGGCTAAAGATAGAGTTAAAACCGTTAGAGATTTATTAAAATCTGGAAAAAATTTAAAAGCATTAGATAACACGCGAGCTAAACTTATTGATATGTATATGAAAGAAATTATGAGAAAAGGTAATTTCAATAAAGAACAAGCGAAGGGAATAGCCACACAATTAGTTGACATTGAAGTCGGAAAATCATCAGGGGCAAAATTAACAGATGAGGGAATCTTACAATTAGAAAACATATTAAAAAATATGGAGACTGGTGGTAAAAAGAAAAGAGATCTAAACGCTGATGGTGGACGCATCGGTTTTAAAGATGGCATGACCAGAAGAACGTTCTTAAAAATTTTAGGTGGTGCAATGGCCATACCTATTATAGGTAAATTTTTAAAACCTTTAAAAACTGTAAAAGGTGTAACCAAAGTTCCGATAATCAAAACAGACAATGTTCCTGGCAAACCAGAATGGTTTGATCAATTGGTCAACAAAGTTATTATTGAAGGTGACGACGTTACTAAAAGATTTGCAACGGGTGAAAGACAATCTATTCACCAAAAAACACTCGACGATGGTTCAGTGGTTCGAGTTACAGAAGATATAGACGATGGTGCTGTAAGAGTTGAATATGAGAGTAAAACTAATCCATACGAAGAAACTACTCAATTAGAATATAAAAAACCTAAACCTGATGAAGGTGATCCAAGTCCTACAGCAGAGTTTAGCGCAGCAGAAACTGGCCCTGTCGCTAAAAGTGATAGTCCTAGATTAGATTTTGAAAAAGATATTGAAGAGTTTGCAACAGGAAACGTGGACGAACTGGTAACTGATTTTTCAAAATTAAAAGAATATGCGACAGGTAAAAAACCAACAATGAAAGAAATTGTTGAAGCTAAAAAGAAGAAGGACCAAGCTAAAAAATTAACTGAGGGTGATTTTGACACTGAATATGAACTTATGGAAAAAAGACAAGGTCAACCATTTTATGATCCTTCACTGCCAGACGACTTTGCATCAGGCGGTATTGCTAGAATGTTAGGAGAATAATGTCTGCAATAAAAATAATAGGTAAATTAAATCCTAAACAATACTCAGAGATGTTAGATCATCTAACCAGAAAAAAAATTAAAAATCCATTTATCAAAGCAAAAGATATTGTCGTAGATAAAAAACAAAATGTTGAGAACATGGAAGCTGTCAACAGATTCGTAAGAGACAATCCAAGACAAGACATGGCCGGTGGTGGTATGTTGGTGCAACCAGGTTTTGATGGCACGAGGCAGGGGTATGCTAAAGAAATGATAACAAAAGAATCCTTTAATAAAGAATATAATAACTATTTAAAAAAAAATAAATTTCCTCCTACAGATGAACAACTTGCTAAAATATTAAATGAAAAATATACAACTAGAAAAACAGATTTTCCTGATTTTACTAGAAGAAATGTTCAAAAGATTAGAAAAAAATATGGCATTGAAACTGAAATTGACAGATTATCTCCAGAGGCCAGAGCAAGAGTTAATAAAGTTCGTAAAGAAATAGTTAAACTAGTTAATAAATATAATGCAGGTGAAAAATTTGTAGGTAATGATTTTATTTCTGAATTAATAATAGATAAATTTGGATCTAAAGGTCTTCCGCAAGGAAGAATAGACATAAGAAATTATCCTGAAATATTAAATTTAGAAAGTCGTTCTGAAAAAATAGATAAAACTTTAAAGAATATGTTGATAGAAGAAACTCCTTTAAAAGGATCTTGGTATGATGCAATTCAAAATAGAACAGGTATTTCTCAAGATACGATTGGAGATCATTTAAAAAAATCCCAAACATACGATGTGATTAAAGATCAAGGGGCTGATTATCTTAAAAGGGTACGATTCACTGGTAATGCTGTTTCTGCAGAAATAGCTCAATTAAAAAATATGTCTTTTTCAGATCAACTTAAATACGCCCTTGAACTTAAACAAGGAAGACCAGTTTATGTTGATACAGGAGGTGTTAAAAAATATGCTTTAAATCCTGCAAGTAGAATCATGGAGTATGCTTTAAGAAGTTGGAATGCAAACAGAGGGTCTGATGACAGCCCTGTTCAATTTTTTGATAAAAACGGAAAAAAAATTGATTGGAAGTTTGGTACAAGATTACCGTTTAAAGAAGTTTCTTTTTCATACAACGGTAAAATGCATAAGTCTAGTGATTTAAACACAAAATACATGAAACAATATTTTCCAAATGTTTATGAAAATGTTACTGCAATGAACAAACTAGCAACCACAAAAGTAGACAACCCGTTAAAAAAAGGTGAAAAAATATTTTTTAAGGATTTGGTTAAAAAAAATCAAGTTGAAAATTACAAATGGAGTCCCAAAATTTCAAGTCTAGATGTATTACATGGACCAAAAGGTGTCATAGCTGAACCTTTTACAAATTTAAATTTTAACACCAGAGATATAAATCAATTAGAACAAAGTATAACTAGATCCACTAAATTAACTCAATCAAACAAAAACATAATATTAAAAGCAATCAACGAATTAGGTGGAACCGGTGATACTGGTGCAATTATTAGAAGACAACAAGAATTAATTAAAAAACCAGTAGATTATCAAACTGTTAAAAATAATTTTTTAAAAAATTTAACAGATAAAAAATTTGGAAAAGTCGCTGATGTAATAATTAAAGTGTCAAAAGAGGGTGGGTTTGGAGATGTTATGCAAAAATATTGCATGAGAAAAAAAGCTAAAAAAGGCGGTAGAATATTTCTTAAAGACGGTCCTGGTTGCCCTGCAGCTAGAGAGGATCCAAAAGGTTTTTTAAAAACTATATCTGAAGACCCTAGAATTTCTAAATTTTTAAAATCTGGTCCAGGTCAAAGGGCTGCGTCTTTGGCTGCAAGAGTAACAGGTAATGTTCTAAATCCATCAACATTGATTGGTGGCGAGGTTGCGTATGTTTTAGGAGATGGTTTAAATAATTTTGCTTCTGGTTTACCTTTGGATGAATCTTTTGACAGAGCTTTTATATTTGCAGATTTTGGAAAGTTTGAAAAAAATTTAATGAATCAAGCAAAAGAGTTAGGGTATGATGACAATCAATTAAATCTTTTACAACAGACAATAAACATAAATAAATTAGATAATAGAAAAAGAAAATTAGAATATGGATTAGAGGTTGGAAAACAAGATCCAAGTGCTTTAACCTCAGATGCAACAATGGGCTTTGAAAATCGTTTGGTTAACACGAATAAAAACTTAGACAACTCTGTTATTAATTATTTAGGCACTTTGGATAAAATGGGGTTTGATAGCAGCAAAGCAGCAGATCAAGATACAGGCTTTATATATCTAGACAATGTATTTAAAAAACGAACTCAAGATCAATTAATAAAAGATTTTGAAGATAGAAAAAGACAAGTAGATCCAACACAAACACCTTTTGGTGATTTTATAAGTCCTGTTTTTGATTTAGGGTCTTATACTCAACCTTTAAAATTTGCAGCCGATATATTTAATCCTTTTACAAAGGACGTGCCTTTTTTATCTGAACGTCAACGAGAAGCTAAAAAATTAAGAGAAATGAGTGAAGAAGAATTAGATGCTTACAATAAAGCAAGAGGCTTTACGATAGAGGACATACAACAAGGCACGTCTCCACAGATAAAACCATTGATGGACTATTTAGGTACTGACGTGACAGGACAAGGTTTTGGTTCTCAGTTTTTAGCAGGCGGTGGTATTGCTAAATTAGCTGGTGATAGATCAGGCCCACCACCAGAAAGAGGACCAAACTCACAAGGGTTGCCAGGTCTATTAAAACGTGTTAGAAACTTATAGGAGTATTAAATGGCAGAAATAGAAAAAGGACTCCCGAACACTAGAACTAAATTAGATGTCCCTTCAGAAGAAGAGATAGCACAAGAAGTTGCTGTTCAGGAACCAGAGGAACAAAAAGGACCAATAGAAGTTATCCCAGAAGAAGATGGTGGTGTAACATTAGACTTTGAACCAGGAGCAATCAACGTGCCTGGAACCGAATCACATTTTGATAATCTTGCAGATCTTTTACCAGACGATGTACTAGAACCAATCGGCAACGATATGGTGCAAAACTATATGGACTACAAAGCATCTAGAAAAGACTGGGAACAAGGGTACATACAAGGTTTAGATCTTTTAGGATTTAAATACGAAAACAGAACAGAACCATTTCAAGGGGCCTCAGGTGCAACACACCCAGTGATGGCAGAAGCTGTTACACAATTCCAAGCACAAGCGTACAAAGAATTATTACCAAGTGATGGACCAGTTAGAACACAAATTATTGGTGTAAAAAATCCTGCAACAGAACAGCAAGCACAACGCGTAAAAGATTTTATGAATTATTTGGTTATGGATCAAATGAAAGAGTATGAAGCAGAGTTTGATTCTATGTTGTTTCATTTACCATTAGCAGGTTCAACATTTAAAAAAGTTTACTATGATGTAAATATGGGACGAGCTGTATCAAAGTTTGTTCCGGCAGATGAATTAATCGTTCCGTACACGGCTACCTCATTAGACGATGCGGAAGCGATTATTCATACAATTAAAATATCTGAAAACGAATTAAGAAAACAACAAGTTAATGGTTTTTATAGAGATGTAGAGTTAGGACCACCAGGCAATGTTGAAAAGAACGAATTAGAAAAAAAAGAACGTGACCTAGAAGGTAGTAAAAAAACTGGTAAGAACGAACCTGTTTATACTTTGTTAGAGTGTCATGTTAATTTAGACTTAGAGGGTTTTGAAGAGGTCGGTGCAGACGGACAACCGACTGGAATAAAATTACCTTACATCGTAACAGTCGAAGAAGGTAGCCGATTAGTTCTCTCCATACGGAGAAACTATGCGCCCGATGATCTAAAGAAAAATAAGATCCAATATTTTGTCCACTTCAAGTTTCTGCCAGGACTAGGATTTTATGGCTTTGGACTCATTCACATGATTGGCGGATTGAGCCGTACGGCAACGGCGGCTCTCCGTCAATTATTAGACGCAGGTACATTATCAAATTTACCGGCAGGATTTAAACAAAGAGGTGTAAGAGTTAGAGATGAAGCAGCACCAATACAACCAGGTGAATTTAAAGACGTAGATGCACCAGGTGGTAATTTACGTGATGCGTTTTTTCCTCTACCATACAAGGAACCTTCTCAAACACTATTAAACTTACTAGGTATTGTTGTACAAGCAGGACAAAGATTTGCTGCGATAGCTGATATGCAAGTAGGAGATAGTAATCAACAAGCTGCAGTTGGAACAACGATTGCATTACTAGAACGTGGATCTCGTGTTATGTCAGCAATACACAAGAGATGTTATGCGGCAATGAAAAAAGAATTTAAACTATTGTCAAAAGTTGTATCACAATATTTACCACCAGAATATCCATACGATGTTGTCGGTGGTGCAAGAAACGTAAAACAAACTGACTTTGATGATAGAATAGATGTCATACCAGTTGCAGATCCAAATATATTTTCTATGTCACAAAGAGTGACTCTAGCACAAACACAATTACAACTTGCAACATCTAATCCACAAATACATAACTTGTATCAAGTGTATAGAAACATGTACGAGGCGATTGGTGTTAAAAATGTTGATGCAGTTTTACCACCACCAGCGCCAACTGCACCGATGGACCCAAGTATGGAGCACATAAATGCGTTAGCAGGTAAACCTTTCCAAGCTTTTCCTGGTCAAGACCACAGAGCACACATCACAGCTCATTTAAATTTTATGTCAACAAACATTGTTAGAAATAATCCTGCGGTTATGGCAGCAATACAAAAAAATATTTTAGAACATATTAGTTTGATGGCACAAGAACAGGTACAATTAGAGTTTAGAGAGCAAATGCAACAGATGTTGCAAATGCAACAGATGGCAGCGACTGATCCAAGAATGCAACAACAGCTACAAGCGTTAACAAATCAAGTTGAAGCAAGAAAATCTGTGTTGATTGCAGAAATGACAGAAGAATTTATGAAGGAAGAGAAGCAAATTACATCACAATTTGACTCTGACCCTCTTTTAAAACTAAAATCACGTGAAGTTGACCTTCGTGCAATGGAAAATGAGCGAAAAAGAGACAATGATGAGGCTCAACAAGACCTTGCAAGAGCAAGATTAATGCAACAAGGTGAAATTGCAGAAGATAAAATGGAACAAAACGAAGATTTAGCA